CACGCCGCCGTCGTTGTAGATATGGAGGAACTCGCCCGCTGCGATTGAGACGGAAGCGATGGCCGAAAACAGCCCGTTCACCGCCGCTGTGGATATTTCATAAAGTAGCACCGCCGTGCCATCGTCGTTCAGGTAGACATAGGCGCGCTGTCCGGAGACTACGCCGAAATACTCCTGATCGACCGTGCCTGCGATGCCATCGGTCGTGTTGGCATAGGCAACGCCCAAGGCGATTGCGTTCAGGATGTCGAGGATGAGGCCTGACTGAGCCGCAAACGCAGCGGCAGGAGCGGCAAAATCGTCAACAGAAATAGGATCAGCATTGCCATCAGCATCAAAGAAAAGCGCCTTTTCAGCCCGCGCAGCGGCACCGGGAATCGAAAGCCCAGCCTCACCCAAAGGAACAACAATGCCCCGGTCCACATCGCGCTTGAGCACTTGGTCGCGCAAAGCCGAGCGATCATTTGTGCTATTGACCGCCGCCGCCTTCCACGCCGAACCGTCGGCAAATTGCGTTTGCTGGACAAAAGCAACATCGAGATAGGGTAGAACCTGAACGCCAGAAGCGGGAGCCGTATCAAACACCACAGACCCGGCAGACGGCACCGAGCCTGAAAACGTCACCGTGTAATCATCGGTAGCCGCAACCGTGTCAGTGCCATCAGCAGCCCGAAGCAACACCGCCACATCATCACTCGACAGCGCCGAGAACGTGAACGGGAATGACGTGGTGGAGCCATTGGCAGTGTATGGCCCCGAATAAGCGTTAGTCGTGCTGACAGCCATGATTGCCCCACATAAGGTTTCTGCGGGTTTACGGTTCAGGCGGGGGGGGTTGAATCGCCCGCTAGTCTTTCAGCTTTCCTGTAGACAGGCCTTCCAGCCAATCACTGAAGCCTTGCGGATCAACGTCACCATTCCCGACGTCTACAAGGAACTGCGTTGACGCCGCCAACTGCCCCGGCACCAGACCCGTGGCATAGCCCGTCAATTCCAGAACATCGCGCGTGGCCTGTTTGGTTTCTTCGCCCTCTACCATCTTGCCAACATCGCGCCCGACCTTAACCACGCTGTCCATTGCGCGCTGCAACGGCGACAGGGAAGGATTGAAAACCTTGTTTCCGGCCACGGCATTCCACGTCGGCTCGAAAAGATCACGCACCACAGGGATAGGGCCGAGAGCATTGGCCAGCAGTTTGCGCATCGTCCATTGTGCCCACCATTCCTCATCGTCTGGACCACCCTTTGCACCCACCGCAGTGCGCAGGACTTCGACAAGCATCGGAGGCAGGACGAGCAGGAAGAATGCCCGCGCAGCCAGTTGCGGCGCAGATCGCGACCGGCGCACATCAGCCCCGCCAATGTCGCGAGCAAGCGTGCGTTCGCGCTGGTATTGCGCAGAGAAGTAGCTGTAGAACATCGTGAACAGTTTCAGGGCTTCACCCCACTTGCCCGTGCCGCGCTGAATTGCCGCCAAGTCTTTCGGCCCACCGGCCCCTTGCGATTTGCGGACAGCCTTGTCGCCTGCATAGCGCGCATCTTGCTCATCCATGCCAGAAACTAGGGCGCTTTCATAAGCCGCCATCCACGTAGGCACCGACACGAGCCGATCCATGTAGCCAATGCCGTGGAACATGAAGCGCTTGGCATCCATGACTTCGCGGGCAACCTTGGAAACAGGATTGACCGCAGACATGCGCGCAAGTTCCGTGCGGATATCCCGGTCCAACGTATCCATGCGATTGCGCACTTCATCGCTGTTTTCCATGACGAAGCGGGTTGTCTCGATAGGCGAAGTGGTGAACCGCGCTATCGCCTTTGCCATCGGCCCCGCGCCAACCACTTCCACCGAGTTGGAATAGCCTGCAATCTGCGTCACCATAGTGGTAGCGCGCAGACCCATGCCGACAACCGTAGCATTCGCGCGCAACTGTCCGATGAACTTGCCGAAGCCTTCATTCCCCGCCCGCTCCATCGCCCAGGAGTTTGCCACGAACTTCAGCCACGGACGGAACTGCTTGCGGATTTCAGGCCCAAGCGCTTCGTCTACCGCGCGCATGACCCGTTCACTGGTCAGAAGCCGGTTCGCACGGATCACAGCTTCGCGGTGCGTGATATCGTGAATGACTTCGCCCAAGTGCCGGTTGATAATCCCGAGGTCCAGCAGGATAGGACGCTTGACCGCCTCAGCACGTTCCTTAGTTGACGACGCCCGCGTAGTGGCGCGGGTATAGCCACCCTCAAACAGGTCGCTTTCTTTGCCCCGATTTTCCTCAGCCTTGTAATCGCGCGTGCTGTCATAGACGGCAGGGTAATAGCCGCCGCGCAACGTGCCGAAAGGCGTGACGACTTCGCGCGCTTCCACCTTGTCAGGAGCCACGCCGTTCACTTCGCGCTCAATGCGGGCAATCTCAGGCCACAGCGTATCGATGGTATCCCACACACCCTGCACAAACTGCCATTCCTCAGCCGTCAGCGTAGCATTCAGGTATTCCACCAGCGCGTCAGGATTGATCTGGTAGCCATCGGACAGACGCTGAAGGTTGCCTTCGTTCCCGACGTTCAGCGCCATCGCAATGACCTTGTGCCGGTTCATACGCATCGGCATCCCGGTCAGAGGATCGACAAACGGCAATTCCAGCTTGTCCTGCCAACGTGCCGCGACCTCACCGGGGACCGCCTCGAACAAGGCTTTGATCCTGCTATAGTAGTCCTTGAGCATGTCCTGTTCACGGCCTTGCGCCTCAGCAATGGGCCGGAACACAATGCGGTTGAACACCCCATTCGGATCACCGCCATCAAGCCAGTCGAACACAGTTTCCATTTTGAGCAGCGAGGCATCGGCACCGATCACGCGCGACTTGAGTGCGTCCCACCAGCCCGGATCAGCCATGTCTTTCGGCGGAGGACCATCGATGTTGCCCGCGCCGTCTACCGCTTCACGAAATATCTCATCCCATTCGCGCTGTTCCGCACGATCCAGCAGGCCTTGCTTAAGCCGACCAAGGTGCATGATTTGCGCGACCGCTTCGTCCAGACCGAGCAGCGTTTCCACCGGCAGACGGGACCAGTTGGTTTTGGCTATGGTGGCCTCGAACGACGGCGGGACTACGACTTCATAGCCTTCCGCTTCCCGAGCAGCAGACCACGCTTCCCAGCGCCCTTGCCGATCAATCGACTTTTGCGTCCGCTCTTTCAGATCCACCGCTTCAAGCAGAGCGTGCGCCTGTTCAAGATAGTCCTGATCCACAGACTTCATTGTCGCACGCTTGGCAATCTTGCCCATGCGCTTCACCGCCGCCTGCACTTCGTCATAGGCTTCCTTGGCTTCAGCCAGCAGCGCAGACGACAGCATTTGCTGTTGCTTGAACCGCAGCGCCTCATCCATCTTGCCCGCCTGCATCGCCTTTTCAGCATCGCGCCCAGCCTTGGCCACGTTGCGCGCATGGCGCTGGATTGCCCCCGGAGAGGCTTCCAGACTGACAACACCAGAGCGAACCCGGTTGCGCGCCCACTGCCTTGCAATCTTGTAGGGCGTAGGACGCTGGCCAGTGCGGCGAGACAGCAGCCGAACCTCAGACGCCAGCAGTTCGCCCTGCAACTCACCGTTGACCGCTGCAATGGCCTCTTGCTCGATTGACCCGTCGTTCAAGGGATCGTCGCCATACCGCCGCGTCATTTCCGCATCGGCAGCATTTTCGATTATCCTCGCACGCAAAGTCCGCTGATCACCTCCTTCCCGCGCTTGCCTGTGCTGGCGCTCAGCACCGATCAGGACTTCGATCATTTGTTGACCCGAACCGAACCCGGCAAGTTCAGCAAGGCTATCGGGATTGATGCCACCTTCACGCCACAGAGGCGGGACGCGCTTGGGCAGCAGGCCGAGAACATCCAGCCCCATACGATCCACAAGCCATTCCTGATCGATTGGCGTTGCTTGCATCAGGCGGATGGACCGGAGCAAAGGCTCATTGTCGAGACGTTCAGCCTCTTCGGCCATGACGCCCCGCTTTTCATCGCGAAACTTCTTTGTCTCCCGGCGACGGATAGCGGCCATTGTCTTTGCCAGCAGTGAGGCATTGGCTTGATCACGCGCCGCTTGGGCCTGCGCAGTGTAGGCGTCGAACTCTTGGCCAGTCATGCCGACAGCCGCCGCGTCCTTGAACATCGGCTGCAACATCTGCATTTCTGCCATTGCCGCAATTTCTTCATCGCTGGCAAGCAGGCGGTCAAACACTTCGCGAATTTCCGGCGTGATAGGCGCGCGCAGAGCATCCACGGTTTTGTAGACGGACAGCAGCCAGCCACGGAAGGTTTCAAACAGGCGCGTCAGGGCAGAGGATGGCGACTTGCCTTCCATGAGATAGCGTTCACCGCCACGCGCCCACATTTCATGCGCTTCGACAGGGATAACGCCGTCGGTTATGGCATGACCGTTTGCCGCGAACCAATCTTGCGCGGCCTGCCAATCGGCCTTGACCTGTTCAGGCGCGTCAGGGTTTTCAGCATCGGCGCGCAGTTCTTCTAGCCATTGGTGGGGTAATTCGTGGAGGAGCGTGCTTAAATTTCGCGCTTGGAACAGTTCAATGCGGAAGGGCTGGTTTTGCTCCATGAGGATGCGACCGCGTGGGCCTTCGTTGAACTCCTGATACAATATCCGCGCATCAGCAGGGTCGAACGTCCCGCGATTGTTGATGGATTTGATTTGCGTGGGGTCGAACGTGATTGTGTTCAGCCCGTCAGAGCCGCGAATAATAATGCCATCATACGCCTTTAACGGCGCGTACTTAGCTTGAGTGTGTCCCGCTGGGGCAAATTCAGCTTCAGCAAATGGATTATCATCCATAAGTGCCGCCAGCAGCGCCGCATCTTCAGCCTGTCTCTTGGCAGGATTATCCGCATCAGCCGCACGGCGCGACTGCACAATCTCCCTGATAATCTCAAAACGGTTGTTGTCCGCATAGCGCCACGCTTCGTTTGCAGTTTCAACGACAAGCGGGTTTTCAATCTTCTGGTAAGTGGCGAGGACAACGCCGTCCTGCCCGTAATATTCCGCCTCCGATTGCCGATCAGAGAAATGGAACCCTATCGAGTCATCAAACCGTGCATTGATCTTTTCTTTGTCGAAGGCTTCGAAATCAGCAGGCGTCCCATGATAGACCACCAGCGGACGCCCTTCCTCGTCCACCACCTTGCTATCACCAAACCATGCCCAGAACGCCCGCAGACCCTCCTCAGAGCCAGCAAGCGGCATTCCCTCACTGTTGCGCGTAGGACGGGCCACACCGTCTATATCAATGCTCTCAGGCAACTGGTCATAGACGACGCCCGCCGAGCCTTCAGAACCCATCTGCGCAACCGCCGCACGGATTTCCTCATCGCTCATTTCTGAAGCGGTTAGTCCGCGTTCAGCCAGCATCGCCGCCAGATCATCGGCAGCGGCCCGCACGTTGTCGGTGACAGCCTCTTGCGAGTAGAGCGGCGATCCAGACAATTCCTGCCCGATGGCATCGATCAGCACGTTGTTGTCAATGCTCTCGCCGCCTTCACGGATAGCGTAGAGGTCAGGGAAGAACCCTTCACTGATAGCCGCATCCAGCAAGCGCTCGACAGAGTTGTCAGACGTAGCACCGCCCAGCATATTGCCTTGCGCCGCGTCGAAGTCCTTCAGCAGTTTGCGCTTTCCGACTTTGCCTTTGTGCCACTTGTCGCCGCCCATCGAAGCGATATCACCGCCGCGATCCTCAATCCCGCCGCGCGCCGCAATCCATTCCAGCAGCGACTTGCCGCGCTGAACCGTCGTAGGCTTACCCTTGCGCAGAGCATTGACCACCAAATCCAACTGATCAGCCTTGACGATTTCGCCCAGCGACGGCGGCAGAACCTGCGCCACTTTGGTTGTAAATTCCTTGCCGGTCAGTTCACGGCCCATCCGGCTTGCCCGCGTGGCTTCACGCTGCGCAATCAGTTCAGCTTGCATCGCCGCATTGGCAGGCGTGAAACCGGCATTCTGAAGCATCGCCGTGACACGCTCGATAATCTTGCCGCGCGCATCGCGTTCGCCTTGCTGTTCCCGGTCCCGCGTCATGGCTTGGTCGGTCAGTTCGGACATCACGTCATCAAGTTCAGCCTGGAGGCTTTCGGCTTCACGCGATGACATGCCACCCGGAGCCAATCGCATATCAGCCTTCACCGCAGCCCAAGCCGCAGTTCCCGGCAGTGTGCCGAGCGCAAAGGATGCAGGCAGGACGACATCACCGCCCACCGCGTCGGCCTCATCGATCTGCGCTTGATAGTCCGAGAACGGATCATCGAATTGGTCGTAGCTATCGGATTGCTGGTAGGCGCGGATTGCCTCAGCAGGCACGAACACTTGAGACACGCCGCTTTCGTTGGCGGTTTTTGCAATCAGTTCGGCATAGGCTTCAGGATCACGCTGGCGCAGTTTGCTTTCAGCCGCGGCACGTTCGATCTGGTCGAAGAAGGTTTCCGCTTCCTTGGCCTCATTGGCTTGAGTGACACGGCCCACAACCTTGCCACCAGCTTCCACCGTGGCGGATGCAGCCTTGACCACGGCAGTCTGCACCGACGTTCCCACAGCCGTCTGCACCAGCGTGGAGAGCGCAGCATCAGGACGTTCCGCCACGTAGGCAGAATAGGGCTTATCAGGGTTGAGCGTGGCCCATTCATTGAAGTCCTGTAGGACCGTGGCGACTTGCTCTTGCGGGATTTCAGAAGTCAACTGCACCATCAGCGCGCGGCCAAATGGTGTTTTTTTGGCGATGGCGTTCAGCAGTTCGGTCGCCGGAAGCTTTTCCGTGATGACTTCCACCCACGTCTGCCCAGCGCCATAGGTTGCCGAGCGGACAGGATCGAGGCCCTTTTGGCGCGCATCATAGACGGCAGGCAAGCCGGTCTGCGTGCCCATCAGCGTCATGGTCATGGCAGGGCTTCGCGTTACCGCACCGGCCAAGACAGCGTAGAGCGACGAAGGCGTTTGCTCCAATCCTTGCAGGACGTTTTCTTCCAGCCACCCGCTATAGGCAGGACGGGCCGCTTTCGCCGCAGTGGCTTGAGCGGACACGCCAGAATTGAAGTAAGCCTTGCGTGCCGCTTGCCGGTCCTGAACCTGCCCGACAGTCTGCGTATTCGGTGACGCAATGGCAGAGAGCCAGTCATACGCCCCGCCGATGTAGTCAGCGCCGACGGCATTAATTTTCGCGCCGACTTCACCGAACCGGAAACCCGCAGACTTCGCAGTCCCCGGCAGTTTGTTCTTCGCCCAATCCCACGCCCCGCCGAGAATGCCCAACGCCTTGTGATCGTCCGAAGCCGCCACAACCCCACGCGGGTTTTCTTGCGCCCACAGTCGATAGACCGGGAACATATCCAGCAGCGCGCCCATCTTTTCGGCACGTTGAGCCTTTTCGATGTCGCCTAGACGATCCTCAATCAGCGCAGGCGGTTCGCCGGTCTGGCGCGCAGCGCGCGTGACCTTGGCAGTGGTGTCAGGATCAGGAGCCTGAATGATGGTGGAGCGCGCTTGCTCAGTCTGAAGAACGCCCATCGCGCGGGCGATAGGGTTGTCCACTTCGCTCTGTTGCGACGTGCGGCGCTTTTGCCGCTCCAAGTAGTCAAACGGGATGAGCGGTGCTTGAGCCATGCTCTACGGCTATGGCGTGCAAGCCTTATCTTGAATCGCCGTTAGGGGACGATGCAGTCATAACTGAAGGCATAGCCGCTGGAATCTCGCAATCGCGCGGCCTTGCCGAACTTTTTGCAGTGGTCATCTGCAATCGGCAAAGCCTGATTTGCATTCCACACATTGTTGACCGTGACGCCCACTTCATTGCCGGTCACATTGGCGCGGCCAGCGACGTCATATGCACAGCCACCCAGCAGGACGGCGAGGACGGGAATCATTCTCATCCCGCCCTAATACTACCGCGCCCCGGCGTTGACCAGCATTGCGCGATACATGTCTAGCTTTTCCTGATCAGACGGCGCGCGACCGTTCACCTTGAAGGCGCGGGTAATGTCAGCCAGAGCGCCCGCAGGTATCTGGTCTACGCGCGTCACGTCATAGGCTTTCATGGTTCCACCGAAGAACCCAGCAGTAGGAATATCACGCACAGCGCCCTTAACAGCCGCATCAAATTCCGCAGGCGTTACAGCCCGGTTCTTCGCATAAAGGCCATCAGTGTAAGCCTTGGCCGCGTCAAAAACCTTAGGCCAATCCTTGTCGGATATATCGATGCCGCCGTATTTTTTCATCCAGTTGATAGCCGTAGTGATGCCGCCACGTGCATCATAATCCTTGGGCTTGTTCTGCTTGCCGATGATGTCGGCCTGTTCTAGCACGAACGACTTCAGTTCATCCGGCGCGACGTTGCCCACTTCCTTTGCCAGATCGACAGCAAGGAAGGCTTCAGGATTGGTGCGCTGCAAAATCTGCAATTCCAGCGAACGGTTTCCGTCCTTCGGGATAGCCGACTTCGCCACCTTGTTCTTGGCCGCAGTCTCTGTCAGCCGCATCAGGTCGGTAGGGTCCATCTTGGCCCGCGTTGCAGCCGGTATCTGCGATATGTCGGTGAAGTTGTCGCCCATGCCGATCACGGCTTGAACAGCCTCATCGCCAGCAGCCTTGTATTGCCGCTGCAACAGTTGTTCATCGCGCGCAATCTGCTTGTCAGCCACGGCCTTGACGCGTTCACGCTTTTCCAGCGACCAACCCTCTTTGTCGGCAAGCCGGTCGATACGGTTAAAGGCGTCGTCCTTATCCCATGTGCGCGGGGTTTCCGTCGGCACCACACCGCCACCAGCAAGCCACTTGTCAGCCGTAGTCATGTGTTCACGCAGGATATTATCAACGTGGCTCGATACCGTGCCGTTGCCATCGCTGGCATTGTAGCGGCCCGGTTGCCCTGCGTTGATCGTGGAATAGAGGTCTTTCACCCCCATCCCCTTCTTGAACCCGCGATCAGACAGAAAATCCCCGATGGCCTTTGACCACTTTTCCGGCGTGGAGTTCTTGTCGATGCCGTATTTCTTGCGCTCAGATGGCCCGAACTGGATCAGGCCCATGTATTGCCCGCCCTTGCCGCCCATGATCGTAGGCGAGAACGTGCCGCCTGTTTCGTAGGACATAACCGCCGCGACTTCGGTAGGCGTCAGGCCGAACCGGCCAGCAACGTCGGTCGCCACCTTTGTCCAGCCCATTCCTTCCTGAACAGCCGGAGCCTGCCCCGGTTCAGCATCGGCAAAGGCCCGCGTGAAGGCGGTGTAATCGGCACGGAACTGCAACGGCCCCTGCAAATCTTTCATGACCCGTTCGCGGTCTGCGCTGATCATTTCGTCCGAATGCGCGCCATAGTAGGCGGCGACCATTTCAACGTCAGGATCAGGCACGGCAAGAAGGCGATCCACCGTGTTTGCATGGACGCCGGAAACGAACTTGCGTTGCTCCAAGGCAATCTCAGGTTCGCCCATGCCCTGCATTTGCCCAAGCTGCGCAATGGACGCCTTGCCCGCGTCGATAGCCTTCAGCCGTTCATCGCTCTTGTCAGGGTTGTTGATGGCAAGGTCGGCATAGCTTGCCGCCTCAGCCTGAAGCACGCCCTTGCGCTCTGCTTGCGCCTGCCTGACAGTATGACCGCCGACCGACTGCAAAGCCTCAGCATGGCCCGGATCATAGTATTGCTCGAACAGCATTCGCATCCGGGGATTGGTTACGCCATCAAGTGCTTCCTCGCGGATTTTCTGCAACCGGCCTTCAGTGTCTACACGCGCAGAAACTGCATTCCCGCCCTGCAACAACGAAAACTCGGACGTCACCCCGGCAGCGGCCTGCCTTGCCTTCAATGCCTGCTTGCGCGCCTGCGTATCGTCAAACTCTGCGTTGATGCTGTCCTGCACGTTGGCGAACTGACCAATCGCCTGCCCGAGCCTTTGCCCAGCAGCCGCGATAATCTCACCGCCAGAAGGACCAGACGGCGCACGGAACCGCGCATCGACAGGAGCAACGCCTTGCGTGGCAGGATTATAGACCGGAGCGCGCGGCATTAGCGGCCCTGCCCTGCTTTGAGTTTGCTATACTGTGTTGCGCCGCCCATCACCGTAGAACCGAAGTCAGCCACACCCCCAACAATCGCCCCCGTCTTTTGCGACCGCGCCATATTGGCCTCAGCGCCATAGTTCGATGCAGCGATATCCCGCGACTTCACCGCATTGTTCCCGGCCTTGTAAATCCGGCCCACATCCTCGCGGCCCAGCATGTCGGTATCAGCCACCACATCAGCCGCCGTGCCGAAGTCCAAGCCCACGCCATTTGCCGCAGCCGCTACGCGCTGTTGCCCCTTCACGCGGGCAATCTCTCGGTATCGAGTAAGCGCTTGTTCGCGCGTGTTTTGCATTTCATCTTGCGCGGCATTGCGTTCCATAGCCGCGTTGCGTTCAGCAAGTCCGCGTTTGAGGTTCGCAGACTGCACCGCCATTACAGTGCCAGTGACGGACGAGGCGGCAGCAGTTGCAGTGGCAACGAGCGTCAGGGTCGCCGGATCGCACATTACGCAGCCACCTTTTCAAAATAGCGGAATGCCGTGCCGTTCACGTCGATTTCCTTGTCGTCCACCGTGAAGCCCCAGCGCTGCAACAAGCGGATTGCCTGCCCATTGTGCGCAGACACTAGGTTCGAGAGCCGCTGGCGTGAATCGCCCATGCGCGACAACATGCCTGGCCCCCAACTCAGCAGCGCTTTGCCGTGCCGGTAGACTTCATCTGTGCCAAGGAACCACGGCACCGCGTCCCCGGTCATGGCATTCTGTTCCACCACGCCGAACATGGCATGAGGCTCACCGTCTACCAGTGCAGTCCAAGCCTTGGACGACGACAGAAGCCCGTAACGAAGCGCCTGTTTCGGAGTGCGTCCAAAGGCCTCGACTTCCAACCGATCGATTGCCCGCAGCCGCCGCGCCAGAAAGTTCACATGGCGAAAGGCAGCCGGGACAATGCGGATTTTATCCATTGATGACGGGATCAAATGCCACCCCGAGCAGCGTGAACGGCAGTGGATCAGTCTGGCGGATCAGGACGTTGACGTTATCTTGCGCCTTGTTCGCCATGTTGACCGTCACTTCGCCATTGATCAGGTTATCCCCAGCACCATAGGCTTCACCCGTGCGGCTCTTGAGCAGGAACAGATTGGCCTCATTGATCCCAGCGAACACACTACGGCTTTCAGCCAGCGTCAGCACAACCTCACCAAGGCCTTGCGACCGCCCGATATTGGAACCGACGCCCTGCATATTCGTGCGATATGGCAGCGTCTCGACAGTGACCGTGTAGGGAATGCCGAACGTCACGCGCGACACCACGCCGAAATCAACCGGCAGCGTGACCGTGCCATTATCCACAGTCAGGTTCTTGATAACCTGCCCATCGCAGACCCCCACAACATCGGTGCGTCCTTCCAGATGCCATAGCCCGGTGAAAGTATTGCGCGGTTCCTCGAAAGTTGCCGAAACAGAGCAATCCATAAACGCCGCATCATCCACCGTATCCCAACGATGCGATGCCATGCGTTCGACAAACTGCCTTGCCTCACCGTTTACCGTGCGCTCCACGATCATATAGAGCCGATCCTCACCGTTTTCCGTGATGCAGCACAGCGACTTTACCAGCCCGTCCGTTTCACACAGCGTCCAGCCCCATACGTTTTGCTCTTGCTCCCACGTGAAACACAACAGCTTTCCGTCCGAACGCGCGCCCCATATAACCGAGCGCGGCTCTTGTGCGTAAGCCCATGCCACTATCCCCATTCCTTCAAACAGGTGCGGCGAGAAGATGGAAACGTCGTTCGACTTCAACCCGTCAATCGAGAAGTCGAAGCCAAGCGTCCTGACTGATTGCCCGATGGAAGGTGAATAGAACACCACACTATCAACCACCAGAGGTGGCAGGCGCGACGATCCACGCCCGACTTGCCTACGGGTAGCCGGTGGCGTTGTCGCGTCCAGAACGCCGCCTGAGCCGTCCCCATCGATATTGAACACGCTGTCACTGGTCAGAGCGATCAGAGAGGTTGTCGTCACCAGTTGATTGACCGAGTTCACCCGGCCCGCGATGATCGTGAAGGCTATGCTATCATCCGCCCGCAATGGCCGCGACCGATCCATGTTTTCAAGCTGGCCAGACCGAGTGCCCCAAACGCCATTGGGGGTGTTCTGCGTCCTCGCCCACATCGCGCGTTGCTCAAACAGCGTGATTGTCGAAGGATAATCCCCGGCAGCAGGAAACGGATTGTAGGCTTGTGGTGGAGCCTTATCCAAAGCAGGGCCGATGTTGTCATCCCGGAACGTCAGCCCGTCGGTCGTCCCGATGTAGCCGAAGAATTGCGAGTTCTCTGCCTTGTAGATGTTGTAGCGCGTTGCCCCGGTCACAGCGCTCCATGTGATCGTGTTGTAGTTCCGCTTCAACGTCAGATCGTTGTTTGCGCCATCCTCGTTTGAGGCACGACTTTCCTCACCGGTATCGTCATTGACCGCCGTGACGCAGTAGGTGGCAGGCTGTGAAAAATAGTTCACACCATCGTTGTCGTCATCGGTGTTCGGCACGGTCGCGGTGACAGAGCAATCTGTAGGCGCGGCTATCGCAGGCCCGAACGTGACTGTTTGGAATTCCCAATCGGTATGCGCCTGCCTCACCAGTTTTGAAGGCACATGATCGATGTGAGCCAGATACATGGTGTCAGCCGTCTGCTCGAAATCGAGTTCAGCCAGTTCCACACCGTTGTAGGCGCTGCCCACCTTGTAGACACGTGACCCACCCATTACGGCACATTCCTGTCAAACCCGCCGAACGATCCACCGCCGCCGAAGAAGTAATCAGGTGGCGGAGGAGGGGCGACAGGATCAGGCACTACCGGCGGCGTCGGGACCGTTGGCGCTGCAACCCGCGTAATGCCGCCCTCGCAAGACGTGAACGCAGCCACGTCGGTAGTATCAGCGTCAATCGTGAAGTTGTCCGCATCGACCACAGAAAGCACCGGCCACGCCCTGCCATTGAGCAGCACGCCCATTTCACCAGCCACCCCGGCGATATAGAACAGATCGCCCACGGCCAAAGCGTGATAGGCCACCGTCACTTGAGCAGCGGCAGCATTCGTAATCGCCGTGATGGCAAGCTCTTCTTCAAGCAGCCGACCACCGAACGCACAGGGCGACATATACCCTTGCCCCATTTCCAGAGCGTAAGTCTGCGTGAGCGAGAATTGGAACGGCACCAGTCTGGTAGGCTCAGACGGGTTGATAACCTCAGCCACAAGTTGCGTGCCTGGGCGCTTGGTCAGCCCGCCATATTTAAGGATAATGACGTTGCGCGCCTGCTTGACGCCAGCGGCATACATATCCGCATCGAACCGGCCATAAAGATCAGGAGCCAGTTCGCCGCGGCTGAAATTAGGCTGCGCAGTGCGGAAACTCACGGCACATAATTCCCGATACCGGCCCGCGCATATTCCGCTTGTGACACATAGCGGCGCTCATATGATTGACGCTTGTTTTCCTCATCGGCAATCGCCCGTTGACGCGCGACTTCAGCCTGCTGCGACAGGTATTGCGCGACCTTGGCGTCCTTCTTGATTGGTAGTGCGATCCGCGCACCGAGTTCCAATTCAAAGGCGCGCTGCACCGACGCAGGAAGGTCCGCAGCCGTGATATTCTTGCGCGTATAAACCAGCGTTGCCGTGGCAACATTGGTGTAGATGCGCCCGCCTTCAATCAGGAAGGCAAGAGGGTAACTGTCCTGCAACGGAAAAGCATAAGGCCCAAACGCCGGAAGGTAGTCAGCGTCATCCTCTGGCTCACGAACAGCCAGCGGTTGCGCCATGTCAGAGGGAACAGCATAAGCATGGAGCCATTCGGCAGGCCGGTCATTCGTGACGACCGCCAGCACTTCGCGCTTGTTGAGCCAGTGCCACTCTGTCCAGTCGGCCAGTTCATCGAGAAGCGGTTGAGCGAACCGCAGCACTTCGCGCGCCTCAAGCGATCCTTCATCAAAATCAGCAATGGCACCGGCAGCAATTTGCGCCAGTGCCCGGTTGCAGAGTTCAAGCAGGGTGGCCATCAGGCGACGGTTCGCGCCGTGATCTTGACCACCTGCCCGGTTGTCACAAAAGTCCGCAAGGGCATTTGCACGTTGGCCGGGAGATAGAACCCGTTGGTTGCGGTAGCGGGTTTGGTTTCCCCAGCGCGGCTGATCGTGACGTAATGGGCAGCGTCAGAGAACAGGAGGCACATATCACTGGTCTCAGGCACATTACCCGAAGATACCGAGACGCTGGACGTTGTGACTGTCTCGGTGGAAATCGGAAAGCCCGCCACACCAAGGTCAATGTTGTCGAAGTAGGAAATGTAAAGCGTGGCCATATCAAACCCCTTTTGCGCGGGGATAAGGCCAGCACGGCAGGGGTTGAATCGCCCTAAGGCTCCAAGGCCGTTATGCGGGTTTCATGGTCTGCCACAGCAGCCTGCAACGCCGTCACAGCCGATTGCAGCGACGACACCAGCAATGACAGCGCCGCAATGTCATCGGTATTGCCAGCCACTTCCACACCATTCGCAGCCACAGTAGGGCCGGGGATGATCTGCCCGCGCGTTTGCGGAAGGCCAGTGAAGTTGAGGTTCTTGCCTTGGAACATGGTGAAGGGGCCGAGGTTTCCCCCGGCCCATCCTTTTATTCGGCAGTCTGGCGGGGCTTACTCCCGCCGCGCTTGCCATTGGCATCATGGTCCAGCGGATCGACAGGGTTGCCCTTGGCGTCCAGTTCTTCCCAAGTCTTGCCCTTGGGAGCGTCGGTCGTGAAAACCTCACCGGCTTCGATGAAGTTTTCGTCCACATAGACCGCCTCAGTGGCGCGATAGGTAGCCATCACGCACCGCCAATCGTCTTGTTGGTCTGACGCGCCATGACGACGCCAGCGGTGATCTTGCCGGTGGTCGGCGCGGTCCCGGTGATGTCGTAGTTCAGGCGAACATAGCGCGCCTTGGTGCCCTGCGGAAATTCATAGGGCACATCGAACTGGAAACCAGCCACCAGAGAAGCCAGCGCCACCGTGGCACCGCTCTGGATCGTGGTCCAAGTCGAATTGTCAGGCGAGGTCTGCACCTGCACGACGATATTGGTCAGGTTGTTGAACGTCTCGGTGACGCGAACCGACAGAGGCACGCCATAGCCAATGCCGATATCGCGGGTCAGGGCCGAGCCGCCGTAAGGGGTGCCGGTTGCGCCAAGATCGAACACGTTGGTCGAAGCCGCATCGGCGGTGATTGCCTGCCCGTCGGAGAGCAAAAGCGAGTTGTCGAAAATCATCGGTCGATCTCCTTACGAAACAGCGGTTTCGGTGCTGAGAAGCGCATCGGTTTCGCGAATGGGAATGCCGCGCCACGTCAGAACTTCTTCGCCCTGAATTTCCATCGGACGCAGGCGAACGAAGTTGTCGGTCGAGCCGCCGCGTCCGTTGGTCTGTTCCGCATCCAGCGCTTCCATCAGCGTGCGGTTCATGTAGATGACAGTCCGACCCGGCGACATTTCACCCGGCTTTTCCATCTTGTATGAACGGCGACCCTGCATCTTGTAGTAGGCCTTGCGCATCAGCGGATTGAGCGCGGTCGAACCGGCGATCAGGTCCGAAACGTCAATGTTTGCGATGCGCGCGTTGTAGCGCCAATCCTTGACGGTCACGCCCATGTGCTGCGTGAACAGTTCTTCCTTCACGTAGTATGGCTTGTTGTCGCCATCGAGAACGCGCTGTTCACCCTTGTCTTCACGCTGGACACCGGCAGGGATGTTTTCAGGCACCAGAGCCGAGGTCTGACCGTCGCCATGCGTAATCATCCAGATCGAAGCATTGTCCGAACCGGAACCGCCGCCGCTGATGACGTTGGGATTGGACAGCGAGTTGTAACGCGGCGCAAGGCCGTGGAACTGCTTGCCGTTGATCAGCACGTTCGAGTAGAAGATTGCGCTTTCCATCGTCTGCGCAAACTGTTCCAGAAAGCCATTGGCTTCCATGAGGCGCAGCTTTGCAGCCTGATCAGGCTTGAGCGCCAGCAGGCGGGTATCAACACCTGACAGGCCTTCAAGGAAGCCAGTGGTATCTTCAACCTGCGTGTAGGTGCCCTTGCTCTGCGTGATGCCCTGATAGAGCGCGCCCCACGAAACCGACGGCAGGCCGGTGCGGATCGAGGAGGCATGCTTTGCACCCTTGTTGCAGGTCAGGACGTTAGCGTCCTTCATGAACGGAGTGAGCTGGGTCAGGGCTTCGACAACATCGCCGATCCCGTCACCGCCCGCCTTCATGACGTCGATCAAATTCCAGTAGGTGGTGCCAAGAACGGCCATAATTACCCCCTTTAGTCGTTGGGATAGAGACGCTTTTCAGGCGTCACTTGCGAAGAACTTCCTGCACCGGAGCGCACGAAGTCACCGTCCTCGCCAACCAGTTCCCCGAGACGCCGCGCCATGCGGATCATATCGGGATGATTGCCAAGTCCGGATTCGGTGAGAAGCTGGCGGAAGGGATGGCCCTCGACATAACCGAGAGAATCCATTGCCTTGCCAGCCAGATGCACGGTCTGTTCACGGTTCGCGCCGCCGATGGCAGGATCAGCGTTGAACGCATCCAGCCATTCCTTGCGTTGCGCCGCCATCAGGTCGGTCATCTGCGAAGTCTGCGCAGACACCGCCTTGTCCATGATCTGCTTGGCCACCGGCAGCAGCGCGTTGGCTTGCTCGTTCGACAGGCCGAGTTCACGGAACACCGGATCAGCAGCCGTCAGAAGTTCCGCATCGACTTCCAGCCCTTCAAGAGCCAGTTCATACTTTTCGGGAACTACGGAGGCGGGCTGTTCTTCGGTCTGGACTTCCGTTGCCGGGGCCTCGGCTTCCGGTGCAATCCCGCCAAGGACGGTTTCCTCAGCAGCAACATCAGGCGTCACTGTCTCCGTCGTCACTTCCGGCAATGTCGTTGTATCGGTCGGTGTCTCGATTACGGTTTCGTCTGCCATTGCTGGCCTCCTTGGGGTTCATGGTTTCGCGGATTGCTGCATCGATGGTCGCCAGCGCGTGCGGCGAACGAAGCGGTTCAGGTTGACCGCTATCGACCATGTGCAGCAGGTCGAACCCCAGGCTTCGACGTCCCTCGAAATGGCCGAGGTCACGCCCTGTTTGCCCATTGGCAGGAGCGTAATGGCCGAGGATGCCAGCGCTTTGAATCGCTGCAAACAGGAAGCGTAGAAACTCAGGGCGAGACAGGAGAAATTCAGCGTCTTTGGGATCGAGGTTCACGCGGGCATCATCCGGTTGAGAAGGCTTTCACCGCCGCCAACATCGGTTTCAGACAGCAGGCGCGCCGCATCGGCACCCTGTTGCATCGCAGGAGCCATTGCCGCCATCTGTGCAGCCTGTTCCTGTTGCTGGCGTTGCGCGCGGATCGCAGCCACCTCCTTGTCACTGCGGATCAGTTTGGCAGGCGCACCAGCGCGATAGCCGTATTCATCCACGGCTTCGTCAAAGTTGATCTTGTCCAGAGCCGCAGGATTGACCGCTGCCATGTTGCCGACGAACCCGACGACACGTTCAATCTGGCCAATGCCAACCATGCGTTGCATCTGCGTCAGGATCGACACAAACTCGACATTCATTGGTGCGCCAGACAGCGCTTCAGGCACAGGTGGAAGCATCTGCCCGCGCGACATAATGCCGAACACGCGATCAATCGCCGGTTCCAACTTTTCATTGGCCACACGCTCAATCACCGGGCCAAGCTGCGTCAGCTTTTCCTCGTTCCGGGAAGCAATCTCTTCCATGTTGCGGGGTTGAATGCCCTGCATATTCGTGATGGCGTTGAACAGGTCAGCGAATGACAGCGCGTCAATCTGCTGGTGGCACTTGATGATTTCCTCACCAATCGCGTTCACCGCCTGATAGGGGATTTGATACGGGATGATGATTTGCGTGGCATCCACACCGGATGCAGTGACGTTGCGACCCGGTTCACCAGTCAGACGCACACCGGGCGGAAGGATTTTCTCAGGCTTGACCATCGCATCGATGGCTTCATTGCGGCGCTTGGCCTGCATTTGCAGCTCACGCAACGCTGGCAGGCTTTCCATACCCGGCGACACGCCATAGGTATCACCGCCGACCACATCCCAACGCGGTGCCCAAAACGGCTGTTCCTCATAGCCAGACACACGCAGGACCGAGCGTTCGCTGTCCTGATCGTCCCAATAGACCGAGCGCCACGGCTTGGACCCGAACTTCATCGGATCATGGTCATTGTTCGGCTCTACAGCGTGGTAGAACTCAACAGGCTTGTCATAGTCCGATGTGTCGTAAAGGCTGCGGATGCGTTGAGCCACGCGATTGCCGAACGTATCGACCGCCTGTTTCACCGTCATCGGGCAGAAGCGATAAAGCGCCTCAGGCACCATCGCTGTAGACATGGCGATCCAGTATTCACCGGCGGTCAGGGCATGGCACACGGCACCAGCGGTTTGATGCTCCACCATGACGCAGGCTTCAGTGCCGAACAGCCCTTCCTCAGCATATCCAGCCTTCACCGCGCCGTAGAAGTTTGTCCCCGCAATAAAGGCATACATGCGCCGCTCGACTTCGGAGAGCCATTCGCGGACGCCTTCCCCCTCGTTCAGAGCATCATCGGCCAGCTTGAGCGTGAACCAAGGCCGTGATGCACTCGACAGGCCCGACGTCATGCCATTGGCCAGCGTGCGGAAGGCCTCAATGCCGTGCGGATCAAACAGCGCCTTGTTGCGCGTGCGGCGAAGCGACCCGTTCTTGTCCTTTTGCGTGGTCAGGAAGCGTGAACGAGCAGGCTGCGCAAAGCGGGCGATATCCCGCCATTCATCCTCATAGTCCTTGCGAAGGTTGCGCATCTCGACAAGCCGCAGCTTGCAGTGCTTGCGGAGGTCCGCGTCCTTGCCGGTAATGTTAGGAGCGTCAGCCAAGGGTGGGCTTGCTGACAGTGGGCGAACCGAGCGCGCCTTGTGCCGACGTGACAAGGCCAGCCATCAGCATACGGCGGCGCTTTGTGTCGTTCATGGCACCAGCAGGAGCGCCAGCATCCGGAAGCTTTACCGCCTGCCGATCAGGGACGGACGGGATGTCAGGTGCGCCGCAGATGATTGCCTCCTATCGAAACGACAGGAAGGCGGTTTAAGCGGCGCTAGGGCTTGGTTGAATCGCTAGGAATAAGTGCTTTAGCCTTATCGAAGGCTTCACCGAATGACCAACTGCTTTCAGCCGATGCAACACCTACACCGTCAGGGTCGGTTGTGCGAAAGCAGCAATAGAACTTCCCATCACTATGCCTTGGCCCGGTCAGCGTCATAAGCATCCAGCCATCAGGGATATAGCGGAAGTCAATTTCATCCGGCAGAAACGAAGTCATCACAGTTCCTCATATCGATCACGACGCACCTCAGGCGGCGCTACAGGCGGAAATGGCTTAGAGTCTACAGCATACCGTTCCATCAGTGCAGGAGAGTTGCGCCTGATCCAGTGGCGATCATGGCCGAGCGCGACAAGGCCACGGCAGTAGACTTCAAAATCTGCGTCAATCATCTAACGCGACCTTTGCAAATGCCATAAGCTTCCCAAGAGTAGGTGCGGCTATGGAATAGGAACCTATTGGCGTGTCAGGATACCACTGCAACTCCCATATCTCATTGCTTGAGATGCTTTCCTCGCGGTCTGTGTCGCATTGAAATGAGAAGTCGCGGTCCGACAAATATTGTTCAACCGTCTCATAATAGGCAAGATGCTGGTTGTGAGTAAGATGCAGGCTCGCCTTGTGGGTGGGCAGCAGGGCAGTAAATTCTTCAATCGAGTTCGCCATATCGGTCCCCGCTATACATCGCTGCGTCGATAGCTTCCAGAATGGTTTCGTGCTTGAGCGTCACAATGTTCGCCATGCAGCAAGCGTCACCATCATCCGGCGACCGGCCAAGCAGTTTCTTTTGCGCGTCCTTTGGCATGATGAAAATTCCGCCTGGACGAAGTTCCCAACGATAACTTGCCAGATCAGCGCGAAGCATTGGATCAGGTGGCAGTGCAGTAGGTGTGGCGTTTTGCGGATCAAGCGCCTCCCGCATTCGCCATATCACCTCAGCCCGCAGGTTGAAGAACGACAACTTGCCGTCAACCGTCCTACCTTTTGATCCATTGGCAAAGTTGATGGGAACCGTCTGGACTTCATTGGCAGTGAGAAAGTTCACGCATGACAAACCCCAGCCCACGACGTCAGCATGAACAGGCGCACGATCCTTGCGGTGCGAAATGACATGGCCCGCCGCGATAGGACCGGCGCGCTCTTGCGGGATTTGATTGCCGGGAACACGGACGGGCCGGTCAAACCATGTGCCATGCCGGTTGTAGATGACGAGGTTGTCGCGGCCACCGGCTGCAACGTCCACACCCATGCTATCCATCACGCCTTTGACTTCGCGCTCTTTCCAGCGGTTCATGGCCGCATCGATCCACGACGACGGGATGACCTGCCACGGATCATCTTCCACACCCGCGTTGAAGTCGCCTTCCAGCATTTGTGAGCGCAGCGGCTCAGGCAGGGATTGCAACGTCTGGATATAGCCCGAACGCACATAGAAATAGTTATCAGTGACGCGCGATGGGACGAACGTGCGCGAGCGTGGCGCAATCACCTTTTCAGGTGAAAACTCATTCGGATCGAAGTCATACAGCGGTTCACCTTGGAACAGCACGAATGGCCTTTCATCAGCGCATTCCATGTCCTGCCCCTTGATCGTGGTGAACCAGCGCAGTTCCCCCGGCTTGGCAGGATTGGGATGGTTCGGATCAAGCCACGGCGCAAAGTATGATATCACCCAGCGCCCCTCAGTGGTTGTGGGCGGGTTGAAGGTCATGAGAACCCGGCAGCGCTGGTGGGGATCATTTGAGCGCGTCCAGCCCATTGTGAAGCGGACTTGCGCCTCTCGCTGTTCGGTCACTTCGTCATAGGCTTTCAGGTCGTGCGGACGCCCCTGCCATTTCTGATGATCAGTCGGATTATCCAGACCGGCAAACTCAATCAGCCTGTTGTCCATCCGCCATGCCGACTTTTGGCTGTTGTAACCATTGGTTGTGCCGAGGATTTCAGTGAGCCGCTGAATTATGCCTTCAGTCTGTGTCTTTTCGCGCCGGAAGATTGCCGTGCGTTGGTGTTCAGTCAGTGCCAACCCCGCAATCAGGTCAGATTTACCGCCACCAGCAGCGCCGCCATAGCCCGTGATGAATGCCACGCTGTCCGCAGCTTCGGATTGCCGACCAACTTGAGCGCGCCAAATGTGTTGCGCCAGATCATTATCCAGCAGTTGCCGGATTTCCTCGCGCTCCTCAGGCGTGGCAATATCCCACAGCGCGTCAATGTATGCCGGATCAATCAGCGACATCATCGGCCTTGCGTTGCTCTATCTGCGAAAAGATCGCGGCCAGACGGGTTGAGCGCCCCACTTCGTCCAATTGCAGTTTTTCGCCGTCGGCATCGGCCAGTTTCAGTGTAGCAGCATCGCCGTATTTCTTGGGCTGCCGCTTTGCCAGCAGCCACTTGCGCGCATCGATCCTGACTTTCTTGTCCTGCGGGTCCTTACCTTCCTCATCGGCAATTTCGTGGATATCCTCAGCCATCGCGTCATTGCCAGCTTCGCGCGCACGCGCGTAATGCTCCGACCATTCCTTGTCCTGCGAACACCACAACAGCACGGTAGAAACGGCAGGCATGTTTGGCTCTTTGCATATCGTGCGAAGCGACCTGCCTTCAGAAAGCCCCTCTAGGATGGCAATGCGCTGCGCTTCCTTATCCATCATAGCCTCCCCATTCGCTCATTTACCCAATCCTCAAACGCTGCAATCAACCGACGCATGTAGGATTGAACACGTTCACCATCTATCGGTTCAGGAGCATTGAAGCGTTCAGCCATCACAGTCGTCCCTTATACGGCTTGCGGTCAGTAGCCACCACTCGCCTTGCCCCACGCGGCACATGCAACCGCTCGACATGCATCGAAGGATGGCGCGCAGTCCACTTCTCGGTCGCCACGATTTGCACACGCCTGAACCGCTGATAGCGAACGACGCGGATAAAGCCCTTTTGCTCAAGGCGCTTGACCACATCGACCGAGGAGGACGCGCTTTCATACCCCACGATCTCATTCAGATCGAGGTAGTTCGGGCACACCTGATCGTTCTCAGCAGCGTCCACAAGAGCCTCGTAAATCACGCGCTCCTTGAGTGTCAGCCGATCATCCAACATTGCGTTCATAGCTTGCCCCCTCTGATTGCGTCACGCGCCACAGCCTCAAACGAAGCGTATGGCCCGACCCAGACTTCGCCCAATCCGACCCTTCCGAATGCATCTGGCAAAAGTGTGCCGGTGTAAAAATCCTTCACGCCGTGCAGAAAATCGTAGGCGTGATAGAACCATCCTCGGCTGTTCAAGCGGACGCGTGGCTTGCCAGCCTTACGTGGTCGTCCCTTCATCACAGTTCCTCCCTAAACGCGCCACTTGCCTCAACATCCCCAACAATCACCCCCGCCAGCCCATCAGGCACCTTCCCGCGATACTCCGGCCAACGTGTGCGCATCTCGGCGCGGGTGTGGGTCAGGGCGTCTTGCCAGAACGCTGCGAGGGGTTCCGGTGCGCAGTCGAAAGCGGGGCCGGTGTAGTGGGTTGTTGGGCACAGCCAGCTTGCGAGGTGCGCGCTGATCATCGCCTTGTACCTTTCACGCCATCGTAGTGCTGCCGATACAACCCTTTTTTCTCACCCATTTTAGGCGTGACAATGTTGTGCCACTTCACGTGGCATGGGCGGCAAAGGTAACCAACCGGCCACTTTGTGCACTCAGGCCCAAACAGATGGGCCGGTGCCCAGTGGTGGACTTCGATGTTCTTTGTCGCGCCACATACTTCACACGGCTTGCCATGCTTTTCGCGGGGCATGATGGCTTCACCTCGCATGCCCCGACGCTCGGTTGCAGTGTAAACCCGTTCAGGCTCACCCCACTTTTCACGGTGTTCCTCCACCTCAGCCTTGCTGGCCTGCTGCGTTGTGACACAATCGCATTCTCCGCAGAAATACGGGTAGATAACACGACCATCCTGCCTCATGGCCTGGCCAACGACCATAATGACACTGCCGCAGCTAGGGCATTTTCCCGGCTTCATCGCGTCACCTCCACAAGTTCATCAAACGGCTTCACGCGGTCAATTAGCCGGAACGTGCTGTTGCGGAAATCATAGGTCACATCGACCTGATCGCGCCGCCCCGGCAAGCCCATACGAACCTTGCTCACCATGATCTTGGCAAGGTTGTCGTTGAACTTTGGCCGGTGATAGGTCAGCCCGTAATCCGCCTTGTTCGCCCAGTTTGCGGAGCCAGAAATGTCGTAGAGCGCGGGGATTTTCTTGGTCCCTTCGTGCGGCTTGGTCGGATGGGCGACGATCCAGAACGCCACGTCATGCTGCTTGGCAAAGCGCTTGCAGGCACGGATTGCCCGCCCGATGTAATCCGTCTCGCTCTCGTCCGAACGCCGCTTGTGTTCAAGTTCGTTCCACGGATCGAGAACGATCATCTTGGCCCCGTCGCGCCGCACAGCCAGCGCGCAAAGGTCAAGGAACCGCTCAACGTCAAGCTCCATATCCTCCTCAACCGACTGGCTGATGATCGACAGCCGTTTTTCGAGAATGTCGTCAACGTCGCTGCAATCCAGCGTGGTCAGGTCATGCTTGGAGCACTGCATCATCGCCATGCGCAGACCGTCACGCAGGATCGGCTTAACGTCGGTCTCGAACGATGCGACACAGACGGGGAAGTGGTTCATCAGCGTGTAACCGATAATCGCGTTCATCAGCGTGGACTTGCCCATGTTGGCATAGCCGGTCACGACAGTCAGCGTCCCCGGCACGATTGCAAGCAGATCGCTGATAGGCTCAACCCCAACGCTGTAGGCCCGCACTTCGCCGCGTTCAGGGAAATCGGAAAGCTTGTAGAGGCCCTGCACCGGATAGGGCTTGGCCGTGCTGATGCAGTCAACGACACGCTCCGGCCCATACTCGACAAGAACCTCATTCAGATCCTTGCAGGGGAACGGATATTCAATGAACCGGCAACGATCAGCGCCAAGCAGCCCGACCAGATCGGCCGCAAGATTGTAGCCCGCCTGATCAGCGTCCGCCGCGATGATGAACTCCCGAACCTGCCGCAACGCGTCGAGGTGCCGGTCCACCCAAGCATACCGCGATGCCGTCGCGAGGTCCGCAGTCTCGGTTGCCGGTGCCCCGTTCGGCACTGACACGGCGTACTGAAACCCCGACTGGATCGCTGCCAGCGCATCCCATTCGCCCTCCGTAATCACCAGCGGCGCTTGCCCGCCTCGGACCTTGGGATCGTTCAGGCAATCCGCGTTCCACAGCCCGAGCGGTGCGCCGCTGTCCATCCGGTGCATCTTCTCGGACGTGCGCCGATACTTGTGGTTGATGACCTGCCCGTTCTCCAGATACGGGACGGCGAGCCAGTAGCCGCCGTTGTCCTTCGTCGTCAGCAGCCCGAACTTCTCGGCCAGGTCCGCGCTGATCCCGCGCGCTTCGACCCATTGCTTGTGCTTCTCGTGCATCGGCATTGACGCCTCCAGTGAATTGGCAATTGTGGCAAAACCAGACTGCGCCGCCGTCCTTGAAGGTGACCGACAGGCATGGATCTTTCTTGTGTTTTCGGCCGGCAGAGCATGAAGGGCAAAGCGTCTTGCGGTTGCCGTCTCGGTAGGATTTAACCACGATCCCGAGCCGCCGCAGTTCATCGGACAGGTTCAGCATATCGGCAGTTCCCAACCATCATCGGTCACATCTGCCCCGGCGCGCTTACCGCCACGCAACATTTTCTCGATGTAGGGGACCGGATCAACCGCGCCGTGCACCTGAGCCGCCGTGATGGCCTTTGCCGTTTCGTCCTGCCCGAAGTCACGCGCCCACTTGCCAACCATGCCAGCCTTGGCTGGACCGAGGTAGGCTTTTGCGCTCTCCCAAAAATGGCGCTTCGGGTCGTTTTTCGGAAAATCCAAAACCGTGGCTGTGCCCGTATCTTTAGATACGGAACCTTCTTCCTTTACTCTCCCTTTACTCTCCCTTTCCTTTACTTGGGACGCTGGAGGATTCCTTGACGCTTCCTTGTAGGAGACCTTAGTGCGTCCTTGATCATCGCCGTCCACACATGATCGTTCATCCTTTTGCGCTCCTTGGCTCGCCTCCATTCCGTTTCCAGAAGATGCCTCTCCCCAGCGCTTGGCGTTCGCTTTGCGACTTCTTTCACGATACAACTCCTTCTTTTTCCAAGCTTCTTTTGCCTTTTCAGCGACAACAGGGTGATAAAGCCTGCCATCGCTGCACTTGATCCAGCCATGAAGCGCGCCAGAACGAACCTTGCGCCAAGTGCGAACGTCGCGTCCGAGTTCAGCAAGACGCGCCAATTCCACATCGTCATCAGGGAGTGACGCCGCAGGGACTTGATGGAAAGATTTTAGCCACAAGGTTACGCCAGCGCGCCATTCGGAATCGTTTGTGACCGCGTGAAACCGCGAACCGAAAAGCTGCGATATTGCCATAGGCAAAAATGGGAAGTCCCGCAGATCGCAATCGGGGGGTGTGAGAGGTTCGGTCATGCGGCTTCCAGCCCCCAAAATACGATAAAATCCTCGGTCGCCTCATCGTCCAGAAACCCGCATTGCCGCGCCAACATGATGCGCTCCTTGCGTTCGCTGTCCGAAATGCCGCGCGCCTTGATCGCGGCCATGATGATGCGACGGGTGAAGTCTGCCCAAAACGGGTTTGCAGACGTTGCGATGGTCACAGGGGCGTTCACGCCGCGATCCTCCCGACAACCGGCATCCCCTGTGCAACCAGCCAGTCAAACGCAGCCGTCGGGCAGAAGAAACACGCCACCGGAAAGCCCATCATGAATTTGCGGTTGCCCCAATCGACCTGCGCTTGCGACAATTCACCGGGACGACCGGCGGCGGTGTAGCCCTTCATCTCCACGAATGCGGTTCCACATTTAGGCCAGGTCACGATGTAATCGCCGTGGCCGGTGACTACGCCCAGCGTCTTGGCCTTGGCGTGGTTGTGCCGCCCCTCATTCTTGACGTGCGCAATCTCGGCACGTGGTGCGAGTTGATGCACCAGCTTGACCAGCGCTTTACAGCGGCTGTCTTCGGACAAATGCTTCTGCCCATCTGGTTTCTGGACAAAGAACAGAGGCTCTTGGTCCAGCGCGGTTTCCAGCGCGGCCCAACTCACGCCGCCCGCTCCCGCCCAGCCATCGCAACCGCAATGGCGTTCTCCAATTCAGCCATCTGCGCAGCGTTGAACCTGCGATCAGCGGCCTTCTGGCGGACCCCTGCAAC